AGTCGATGCTTCCGGCACCTTCTGGGTCTACCGTGAATATCCCGGCGTCGATGTCGGAGATTGGGCGGAATGGAAATCTGGCAAGTGGTTGCCGGGCGACGGTGCCAAGGGTCAGGGACTCGGCATTCGCGACTACATCGACATCATCAAAGACCTCGAGGGCGAGGAAGAGATCTTCGAGCGTCTGATTGACCCGAGACTCGGTGCTGCCAAATACCAAGCGGCAGACGGGTCATCGTCGATCATCGAAGACCTAGCAGAGCAGGACATGGTATTTGTCCCGGCACCCGGCCTTGAGATCGAGGACGGGTTGCAGGCACTGCTCTCAAAAATGTCGTGGGATACGTCAAAGGCGATGGACGGCATCAACCGTCCTCATTTCTACATTTCTGACGAGTGCGAGAACATCATTCATGCGTTGAGCGAATACACTGGCGAGGGTGGATTGAAAGAGGCATGGAAGGATCCGATTGACGTCCTGCGCTACGCTGCTATCGCTGGCATAGATCACGTCGATAGCTCAGAGATTAACGTAACAACATATGGAACAGGTGGCTACTAAACGAAAAGAAAAAGCAGAAGAAATCATTAACAGTATTCTTAATAAGGAACCTGTTATTGAGCAAGTTGTTGAATCGGAACCAGAGAGCTTCGATGTGCGGGTCATACGGCTTGCAAGAAACAAAAAATTTGTCTACGGAGTGCTTGACGGGATGCTGATTGAAATCTTCCTCCCTCGACGCAGGGAGAATTCGATCAACAGGCGCATCACCGTCGTGAGAGCACCCGCGATCGGCGACAACAAATATAAGGTATTGCAATGAGCGAAATGGAAAAGATGGAAGGCAACGATGAACTCATCTACGCATCAGATGAGCCGGATATCAACGCGCTCGCAGATGCATACAATACGACTCTTGGCGATCTCGACACGTATTTCGACACCTGCCTGCGCAGCTACAACGACCGACGCAATATCTGGGATGGCAAGACTGAAGACCTGAGAAAGTCCGGTGCGACGGCATTCCCATGGCAGGGTGCGTCAGATCAGGAAGTGAACGTGATCGGTGAGCGCATCAATACCTACGTCTCCATCTTTGACCAAGCACTGCAACGCAGTCACATCAAGGCATTCCCGACATCGATGGCATCGATGGCACGCGCAGGCGTCGTCTCGTCATTCTTGAAATGGATGAAGTCGTCCTACATCCCAGACTTCAAGAACCAGATGGAGCAGGGTGCAAACTACCTGCTCGAGAAGGGGTTGATGGTCACCTACGTCGGGTGGAAGCGCGAAAGTCGCACATACCTGCAACCAATGACTCTCGACGAGATTGCCGAGCAGGCACCTGAGTTGATCGAAATCATCCTCGACGAGACGAATGACGACATCGTCATCAGCATGCTGCAACAGGCATTCCCGAAACTCTCCGACAAACGTGCGAAGAAGTGCGTCAAGGAGCTACGCACCAAGGGGGAGACTCAAATCCCTGCACCGAGGCAGAGCGTCGATTGTCCGGTGGCATACGCCTGTGCGCCCGACGGCGAGGTAATTTTCCCGTCCTATGTTTCTGACCCGCAGCGTGCGCCATGGATTTTCTGGAGGTGCTTCCTAACTGCTCAGGAGCTTGAGAAAAAAGTGACCAACGAGGGATGGGATGAGGACTGGGTCGAGAATGCCATCCAGAACCTGCGCGGCAACGACTCGATGTATTACGACGGCGAAAAGATGAAGCGTGCGTCTCTGCTGCCCATCGTGGACGAGCAGGAGCTTGTCATGGTGGTGTATGCATACCAACGTCTCATCGATGAGGAGGACGGCTCCGAGGGCATCTACTGCACCGTCTTCCACCCTGACACCGACGGCTATGCCAAGCATGAGTTGCTCAATGGCATGGACGACTACCCGTTTGTCGTCACCCGGTTGGCGAACGATCAGAAGCGCATGTATGAGACGCTGTCATTCGCTGACATCCTGCGAGGCCCGCAGATGCAAATTAAGACCGAGCGCGACTCACGCATCGACCGGGCATCTCTAGCAACACTGCCGCCGATCATGCACCCAGCCGGGCGACCACCGTCTGACTGGGGACCGGGTCGCCGGGTGCCATACCGTCGCCTCGGTGAGATCGCATTCGGCCCGGTGCCACAAATGGATCAAGGGTCGATGGAGATCGAGATGGCGATGAAGATTCAAGCCGACCGTGCCGTTGGTCTCGATCTCGACAATCCATTGGCGGCCATCAAGCAGCAATTTTATATAAACAAATTTCTCGACCATGTGCGCGATGTGCTGACGATGGCATTCAAACTCTATCAACGAGTCGGGCCGGACGAGGTTTTCTTCCAAGTGACTGGCAACCCGAATGGTCAGATCATGTCGAAGGGGTCGCCCGACGACAATTTCTCTATCGTGGTATCATTTGATACCCAGTCGTCGGATCCTGAGGTTGCCGAGACGCAACTGCGGAACATGGTGAGTCTGTTGCAATTCGACCGCAATGGCCGTTTGGACACCGACAAGCTGCTTGAATTCTCCGCGCAGGCAATCAATCCAATGTTTGCCGACTACGTGCTCCAGCCCGCCGAGGAGGCACAGCAGAAGGTGATGAAGGAAGTCACCGACGACATCGCGAAAATCTACGCAGGCATCGAGGTGCCTGCCCGGCCAAACGGTGCGCAGATCGCCATGCAGATGTTGCAGGCTTACGTGCAGCAACCAGACGTCGCACAGCGTGCATCGTCCGACGAGGCATTCGGTCAGCGTCTGCAGAAGTATGCCGAGCAATATCAATTCCAGATGCAGCAGATGCAGAACGCGCAGATCGGCAAGATCGGCACGGCCCCGGCTGAGATGGGAGGAATGCAAACACAAGGAATGCAACAATAACCATATTTATGGAAAAGAAGTTCAAGAAGGTCGTCACCAATCCCGACACTGGCCGGAAGAAGACAGTCAGATTTGGGCAGAAGGGTGCAACAATCTCGCCCGGCACTGCCAAGGGTGACAGCTACTGCGCTCGATCTGCGAAGATCAAGGGTGACTGGAGATCCGACCCTAACAGCCCAAACAATCTTTCACGCAAGAAGTGGAAGTGTAGTGGAAGCAAATCAAGAGCGTAACGCATATGAGAAAACCAACAACAAAAGCAGGAAAGCAAGCCAAGGTCGCAAAGGTCATGGGTGAGTATAAATCCGGCACCCTGCACTCCGGGCGCAACCCGAAAGGACCAGCGAAAGCTCCAACGGTGCAAAGCCGAAAGCAGGCAGTTGCAATCGCAATGTCTCAAGCAGGAATTAAGAAGCGCAAATAATCTATATGATAACCGAGATGCCAAAACCAACATTACTTCAGTCAGTCGAAGCATTATCTGACAGGGATGAATTCAAAGTTATTGTCTCATTTATTAGAGACGAACGTGAACGATTCTTTGCCGACCTTCGCCAAGCAGTGGACTCGAATGAGGTGATGAAGATCACAGGCAGCATCTCCACACTGTCAGAGATGCTTGAAATGCTGGCATCAGATCCTGAATGATACGCAGTGTGCTTGGGGATTTATTGACACCTCACATCCATCCTGCGATAGAAGCGACACGCTAACGCCTAGCGAAAATGGTGATTTTATGAATAAGCAATCCGATGCCACCGCTGGGGCAGATACACCAGTGATAGATAACATGTCGTTTGAGCAACTTGTTGCACAACGAATTGGAATGCATACCGAATCAGAAGATGATTCCGGCGATGACGACCTCGAGGAAAACGAAGACGGTCTGATCGATGACGATCAAGAACCAGAAGCGGAGACTGAAGAGGAAGAAGAGCAGGAAGAAGAGGCTGAAGAGGAAAGCGAAGAAATTGACTTGCTGAGTCTCACGACAGAGCAAATCCAAGAATTAGCCAAGAAGGGTAAGAGCCGTCTACTGCACCGAGTCGGTGAGTTGACTGCTCAGAAGAAAGCCCTTGAGGAGCAATTGAAAAGTCAGTTGGAGGCACAACCACAAGTTGAAGCTATACCTGCCGAGCAGAACCCGTTTTCTAATATTGATACGGTCGATGCCCTACAGGTGCAGGTCAAGGAGATGGAGAAGGTAGCCAAGGACACCGATCATATCTTGGACGAGCATGAGGACTACGGTTTGGATGACATCATTGTCATTGGCGACCGGGAATTTACGAAGCGTGAGATCAAGAAAGCCAACAGGAATGCCCGGGAATCACTGGCAAAGTTTATCCCAGCGCAACATGCAGAACTCGTCAAACGCGAGCAACGTGTAGCACTGGAGCAGCACCTAACCAATCTGATCCCGCAGGAGATTCCTGAGTTTGCCAACGAGGATTCCCCGCTGGTGAAACAATTCCTCGCGATGATGGCAGACCCACTCGTCGCACAAGTGAAACTACGTGTCCCAGACCTTGCCCCGCAACTGGCATACCTCTTGGCACACGCAGCGAAATCGATGCAGAGAACAGCTAAGGTAGCAACTCGCGCAAAAACAGCGGAACCATCCCGGTCAAAAGTATCAGGGACTCCGTTTGGTGTTGGCGCAGCGAAGAGCACACCGAAGTCTGCAAAGAAAGTCGCTGATCAGCTAGAGCAGAAGTTTCAAAAATCTCATTCCGAATCTGACTGGATTGCCGCAAGAGTTGCACGATTGAGTTAATTCCTACTAATACCATTATGGCTATTTCCAATACCTACCAACCAACCGCTCCCGCTGTAAAGTCGGGAACCGGATCCGCCGTTTCTAATCGCGAAGACCTCTCCACTGAGTTGTCCATCCTCGCGCCTGAGCAAACTCCTCTCCTCAGCTTGTGCTCGAAGGGCAAGGCAAACTCGACCTACACTGAGTGGACCGTCGATGTCTTGGCCGCGCCGACCACTGCTGGTATCGCCGAAGGTGCAGACGTCACGAGCTTCACCAACCAATTCTCTAACCGTGGTCGCCTCGGCAACTACGTGCAAACCTTCCGCGACGACTACCTCGTCTCGAATTTGCAACAAGCGGTTTCGAGCGTTGGCCCTGCCGATTTTGCGCAGGCTGAAGTCAAGGCGATCAAGCAAGTGAAACGCAACGTCGAGGCGACGATCTCCGGCACGCAAGATTTCACCGTCGAGAACGGTGCAGGCACTCCCTACACCATGCGTGGACTCGGTGCATGGATCAATGCTGGCACCACTGCTATCCCAGCCGCATACCGCACACCTGCGGATTCGATCTTGGCAGCGGCGCCTTCCGAAACCACCCTCAACACTGTCCTAGCATCAATCTTCGCCCAGAACGGCGAGATGAATGCGCTGACCCTCGTTGCAGGCACTGTTCTTCGTCGCGTGATCTCCAACTTCACCCGCACCGACGGCAACGCAAGCGAGACCGTGTATAACGTCATGCAGGATGCAACCAGCAAGACAATCACACTTTCCGTTAGCGTCTATGACTCGGACTTCGGCATGCTGAAGATCGTCAATGCCAACCCAGCTTGCACGCTCCCCGGCACTGGTTACATCATCAACCCGAAGTATCTCGCCTTCAACACGCTCATCCCAATGGGATCCAAGCGTCTCGAAGACCAAGGCGGCGGACCTCGTGGTTTCGTTGACATGACCGGGACACTCTGCGTGAAGCATCCCGGTGCGCACGGCAAGATCACTGGTGCAACACTGTAATCCATTAGATAGATTAATAATAACTATAATAATTATATGGCTAAACTTGCAAATAACGAACGCTCGCCGTTCACTGATATTATCCACTTAGACTACCTTGACCTCATCGCCATTGGCAATGGTGGCACAAAGGTTATCGCAACGATTCCAGCAGGGGGTGCAGTCGAAATTGTCGCAGTCACAAATACTGTCGATATCGTTGGATCGTCAACATTGGTCATCGATATTGGCACAACCCTGGCCGATCCTGATGAATTCATCAATGCGCTTGACGTTGACGGCATGACTGTGGGGCTGCCTACGTTCAACACTGGCGACCTCATGCTGCAATCGGCGACCACCACCACTACACTTGCAGGAGTCAAGCCTGCTGGTGCTACTGCCACCGCGTTGCCTGTGTATATCAAGGTTACGGATTCAGCAGTTGCCAGCTTGACCGCTGGTGAGCTTGCAATCGGAATGCGCATCCTCGATCTTACTGGTCAAGCCAGCTAATCGAACTCAACTGCCGGGGAGTAGGAGCAATCCCGCTCCCCGGCTTTTTTATATACCCCAATGATCCAATTAACTGACGCTGCTATGAACGCAGCATTGATCCGAGAACTGTGCAGTGGGCGTGCATTCGTCGAGCAAATGGCGAAGAAACGCGAGAACGATGCTGCACTGATCGCAGCGAAGGATCGGCAGCATGTGAATGCCAAAAGCACACTTCGTAAACTTGCCGAGATTCCGCAGCGGGAATACTTGCTGATGGCTCAGAAATACGGTAGCGAGTGCTGGGACGACAGGGAGTTCATGAAGGATTTCCAACGACTTGAACCTGATCTAGCAGTTAACAAAATCTGATTTGATGAAGACACGCACATACGATGAGTTGCTGGAATTGATCAGCGCACTGTGCGGTGTCGCGTTTGCCACCATCGAATTGCCACGGATCAGAGCACTGATCAATCGCCGGGCAAAGAAGGCATATCGTGCCACCAATTACTGGACACGGTTTTTGAAAATCGGTGAGGGACGATACATGTCTGCCGACCCGGTCAATGCCACCTCGGTGGTCGCCAACACCGGGTATTTTATCGAGTCGATAGGAACCACAGATTTCACACTGATCGGTGCGACCCAGAACATGGTCGGGCAATACTTTGTCGCCACGACGTCAGGAAGCGGCACAGGGACGGCCCGGCCAGCACTTGGCTACGTTCCCTTCGCTGAAAGCGGCAAGGACACAATCGACACGTTCCTTCGCATCCAGAAAGACCAGCCGTATTTGTCTGCCAGCGTGCAGGACTACGAATTCACGGTCGGCGCACTGGGTGCCACCATCGTCGCAGGAAATCTCAACCCGTCGTTGGCATGGGTTACCTACAAGGCGACTCACGACATTCTGTATGGCAGCGGATCGCTGGAGTCGTTCTTCATCCCAGACGAGTGGTTCGAGTATCTCGCACACGGCACCTATGCCGACTATCTGCGTGCGGAAGGTCAACAAGAGCGTGCGGTGGTCGCCGACCAAGAGGCCGATCTCATCCTTCAGGACGAACTGATGCGCCTCGACGAGCAGCACACGCAGACGCTGATCTCAAATCGAATCTTCACCAACTCGAACATGCAGCTTCGCTGGTAATCATGCAATACTCACTGAGCAACAGACTTTCCAGCAATGTTTCAGGTATCGACCCTGACGCACGGGCATATATCGCCGCCGTTGAGGCAGTCTTGCCGGGTAATAGCATTGAGACGGCTTTGCCTAACGCTAGCAATCCCAAGCGCATCATCTCGGATTTCATCAAAGCCGAAAAAGGCGCCAGTCGATGGGCTTTGCACAAGCGTATCTACCTGCCGATCTACAACAACGCCGCCGCCAGTGCGGTGGATATGGTATCACGAACAAGCGGCACGTTTTTTGGAGGAGTCACACACGCCGCTGGATACGTGCAAGGCGATGGATCAAGTGGATACTTTTTGACTAACGGAAACGCATCGTCCCACATCACTGAAAATAATTTATTTATTGGCACTTTGCACAACATACAAACAACGCTTATATTCAGAGCCACGATTGGAGTTGGCTCAGGAACCACTAATATCGCCTTGCAAAGCGGAAGTGCAGCGACGGTAAATGTTGGAATTGGTGTTGGGACAGCAACCGCTGCGGCATCTGGATTTGTTGGCTCTACCGGGATTATTTCGGTTGCGTTTGATGGCTCAACACGAAGACTAAAAAGAAGAACCTCATCATCTAACGCACTGCTTGCATCCAATACAATTGCATCCGCAGGCTTAGCTCCAGCTTTTCCTTTTGCGATAATGGCTAGAAACAACGGGCTAGTTTTTGATATCTATTCTAACGCTGGAATTGGTGCATCGTGGATAAGCGATGATGGAGGCGATACTCAAAACGATTTGTTCACCGCCAACCTAAAAACCCTCTGGGAATCACTAACCGGATTGACCTTGCCATGATCGGATTCATCGCCTCCCCCGAAACCTCCGCCGCCATCACCGCCGCCGTTGAGTTGGCGCAAACCTCGCGTGGCCTTGCTCCATACATCGGTATTCGTGGCATGGAAATTCTATCCGGTCCAAACGCTGGACAATATTTTCTCCCGTTTGATGACCTCGCGCTAACCACCCCGCTTCACGGTGGCACACGCATTCCCGACTACCCGGAATTCACCTCGCTCCTTGCCATGCTTGGCGGGTTGGAAGCTCGCGTGGACATCGACCCCTCACTTGTCACTCCACCATCTCAATTCGATTGATGGATATATCAAAGATTGAACTATAACGAATATGAAAACTACAATATTAGGAATCCTGATCATCGTCTCGACAGTCTCGAATGCATGCGTGCAATTGCTCAAAGGCGGATCCCCTGACCTGATCGGTGCATTCACGACGATCACGGCCGGAATCGGACTTATCAAAGCCCAAGACCAATAATGCAACCCACTCCATTGAGAGATTCATTTTATGCTATCTGCGGGACCACCGCTCCATTGGTTGCTGTGGTCACCTCATACCAAGAGCAGGTCGAGTATAGTATGCGAATCGCCTCAATGGTGTTAGGGATGCTCGCCAGTGCCATCTACATCATCAGCCTCATCCGCAAAATGAAATGACGCTTGCCGAGAAAATCGCACAGATCGCCGAGTCTCAGATCGGTGTCAGAGAAACCTCCACAAACGGGGGCGCAGAGATTGCCGACTACCAACGGGCGACATGGTTGCCTGTTGGTCCTTGGCCGTGGTGCGCGGCATTTATTTGCTGGGTGGTGCGTGAGGCAATGGACGCGTTTGATACCAACTGGACATTCAAGCGCCCAAGGACGGCAGGCGCTTGGGATCTTGAGAAATGGTGTTTGTCAGTGGACAACTCGGCCAGACTTAAACGTCGCCCGGTCACCGTGAAACGTGGGGACATCGTGATCTTCACGTTCTCTCACGTAGGCATTGCCGTCGGTGATCTCGATGCCAACGGCATGGTCGCCACCGTCGAGGGCAACACAAACGATGCCGGATCTCGCGAAGGCGACGGGTGCTATCCAAAGCGCCGCCACCTAAGCAAGATCCGGTCTGTCATCCGCTTTACTGTCTAGCAATTGCCCGGTGGAATTCTTTTGCCTGTGGTGACACCCAAAGCCCGGCAAACCAGTCCTTGAGCAGCAACCCCTGCAGCG